ATGACAGCAGCCCGACAACTCCGGCTGGTCGACGACAAGGCGCCGCGCCACGGCACGACCCGTGACCCGGTGCGGCAGGCCTTCGAACACTGGTGCTTCATGTTCGAAAAGCCGGTCTACACCAAGCTCGACAGCGAGCGCCGCGCGGTGATCACCAAGGCGGTCGACGACTACGGTCTGCCGCTGGTGATGCTGGCCATCGAGGGCCAGGCCGCCCGCGACCTGCGCGCGAAGGACCTGCCGATCGCCAAGGCCATGCGCGAGGTGTCGTGGTTCCTGAAGACCGCAAAGAACACCGAGGACGCCATCGCTGAAGGCGAAGCCCTGCGCTTGCGATTGCAGGCCCCCGACGCCAGCGAGGCGCAATCGGAGCCGGCCGAGCCTCAGGACGCGGCGGCCCAGGCTGCTGACCTCTCGCGGCTGCGGGATCTGGCGCGCCGGGCGCGGATGGGGCAGCTGTCTTGACGGTCGAAAAGCCCACTGTGCTGGCCGTGCCTCCGAACTCGATGGAGGCAGAGCAGAGCCTGCTCGGTTGCCTGCTGCAGGACTGCACGGCGCTCGAACACGTTGCCGGGCTGGTCGAGGCGGGCTCGTTCTACGCCACCGAGCATGGCCGGATCTACAGCGCCATCGTGGCCCTGGTGGACCGGTGCATGCCGGCTGACGTGGTCACGGTGAACGACGAGCTGGCTTCGCGTGGCGAGCTGACCGACACGCTCGATCTGGGCTACCTCAACGCGCTGGCCCTGGCAGTGCCGTCTGCCCGCAACGCCAAGGCCTACGCGACGACGGTGCAGCGGATGGCGATGCGCAGGCGGCTGATCGCGGTCGCGCAAGAGGTTGTCGCTGCGTCGACGGTCGGCGGGTCAACCGAGGAGGCGCTGCCGGGTGTCATCGAGCGTGCAGTGGCGGCGATGCAGGACGTCCTGATCGGGCGGGTAGACAACGGACCGCGGCCGCTGGCGGCGCTGGTGTCGCCGTGGATCGATGCCTTTGCGCAGCAGGTGGAGTCAGGCGGGGCAGTGGACGCGATCCAGCTGGGTCTGCGCGACGTGGATGACGCGTTGTGCGGCGGTGCCCGGCGTGGCGAGGTCATGGTCATCGGCGCCAGGCCGAGCATGGGCAAGAGCGCGCTTACGCTCGGCATCGTGCGCGCCGTGGCTGAGGCCGGGCATGCAGTGCTGGCCTGCACGATGGAGGACAGCGCGAGCATGCTGATCTCACGCCATGTGGCCAGCGTGAGCCGCACCCCCTTCGAGCACATCCGCCTGCCGCACCAAGGCGGCGAGGGGCTGCTGTGCACAGTGCTGGAGGCCTGCCAGCGACTGGTGCGGCTGCCCGTGTGGCTGGACGACCGCGGCGGGCTCAGCCTGGCTGACGTGGTGCAGGCCGCGCGCGCGGTGCAGCGCAGTGCCAAGCCTCAGAAGCTGGGGCTGGTCGTCATCGACTACCTGCAGCTGATGAACGACGAGGGCGAGACCCGGGCCTATGAGCTGGCGAACATCGCCCGCGGGCTCAAGGCCATGGCCAAGCGTCTGGACTGCGTCGTGCTGCTGCTCAGCCAGCTCAACCGCAAGGCCGACGAGACGAACACCCCGCCCCGACTGGACCACCTGGCCGAGTCCGGCGCCATCGAACAGGCCGCCGATGTGATCGGCCTGCTGTGGCGCGAGGCGCGGCGCAACCCGCGGCCGGACAACCTGCACGCGGCCCAACTGGAGCTGGTCAAGAACAAGAACGGGGCGACCAGGACCGTGCGGCTGTTCTTCGACGGACGGACGCAGCGCTTCGCAGATGCGGCGCAGGAGTATTGACCATGCAGCTCAGCATTCAGATTCAGGCCTCTGGTTTGCTGGCTTCTGCTCAGGTCCCTGGCTCACTGAGTAGGGCGACATGCGGCATTGCACGGATTGCAGTGCACGTCGGGGGTGCGCGATGAGGCCAAAGGGCCAGATCACACAGGCGCTCCTGAGCAAGGCACCGATGCATGGCGACGGCGGGGCAACTTGGAAGTGCTTGGCAGCTGCAGCGCAGGTCGGCTTGGGTGCGGCGCGAACTACGTCGCGGAACCTGCTGCGCTCTGGAGAGCTGGTGGTTGTCGGCGAGACCCGTTCGCCAGGTGTCTGTCGACCCATGCTGCTACTGGCTCGATCCAAGGGTGTTTCCGCAGTGGCCAAAGACACGAGCGACGGCGGGCTCGATCTCGTGCGTTGCTGGTACCGGCACGGATGAAACGGCAATTCCAGCGCTGGCGTCAGCCGGCGATGTTGAACCTTCGTAAGGTCTCGAATGCGCAAGCATGAAGCGGTGCGGAACGAACTGGACAACTGGGCCAGGTGGCTGGTGGAGGGTGCGCACGTCGGGCTGGGCTTCCCGAGGGCGGCGCCCTTCACCCGGTTGTCGCGTGGGGCCAGTTGCACCGATCACGCGCACATTCCTGTCGACGACGTGAACGCCAGGCGCACGCATGACCGGGTCGAGTCGCTGCGGCTGAGGCGGTCAGAGTGGTACATCGCGGTGTACTGCCACTGGATCGGCGACCCGCGCGTGCCATCAAGACGGCGCAGACCGCTCGGGAACGCCGAAGCAGCCGAGTGCATGGGCGTGGCGCTGAGCACTTACAAGAACCATCTGGACAGCGCGCTGACCGATCTTTCGAAGGCGGGGGGTTTTACACATTAGCTTCAAGTGGCACATTTCAGGCACTCTGCGCCAGCATTGCCACTGACCACCGGATTCCCTCTTGCCAAGCGCCTCGACGGCTAACGCTGTCGGGGCGCTTTGCTTTGCGCCTGCCCATGCCATCCATCGCACCCAAGCCCTGCAGCGTGTGCCGCCGGCTTGTCGTTGATGGCACGTCTCGCTGCGATGAGCACAAGGTCAAAGCCGGGGCCTTCGCAGACCGGAGTAGGGGAACTCGGCACGAGCGCGGCTACGGCGCACAGTGGGGCAAGCTTCGGGCGATGGTGATGCGGCGCGACGGCGGGATCTGCCGGTGTGCCCAGTGCCAGCAGACCGGAGCAGTGGTCCGCGCTGACGAGGTGGACCACCGAGTGCCGAAGCATCTGGGTGGCACTGACGACCCGGCCAACCTGCAGGCGATCTCGCGCGCCTGCCACCGAGCCAAGACCGCGCGCGAGGCAGCCGCGGCCCGAGGCGTCGGGCTGCCGGCCACCGCGACCGATGGTGGGGGGGGTCGAATCTTTGCGGGGTACCGGCAAGGGACCGATCTCAAAGCCGGATTTTCTCGTGCGGGGGTTTCGGAGGGGGGGGTAGTCCAATGACTGGTTCCCGTGGACCGAAGCCGATGCCGGCGAACGTGCACATGCTGCGGGGCAACCCGAGCAAGCTGCCGCTCTCGCAGTTGCTCGACTCGCTCCAGCCGGAGATCGAGGTTCCCGGGTGCCCGGCGCATCTGATGCCGGAGGCTCGCAAGGAGTGGCGCCGGATCACGCCGGAGCTGGAGCGCTACGGCCTGGTCAGCAAGCTCGACCGCGGCGCGCTGGCGCTCTACTGCCAGGCCTGGGCGCGCTGGGTATGGGCCGAGCAGCAACTGCAGCGCGCGGTGAAGCTGGCCGAGGCCAAGCGCGAAGCGGCCGAGGCGCTTGGCGAGGTGTACGACGGAGGCGACGGCTACACCGTGCCGACTCCCAGCGGCCACATGAGCTACAGCCCGCACTGGGTCATTGCGAACAAGGCGATGGAGCAGGTGAACAAGTACCTCGCGGACTTCGGACTCTCGCCAAGCTCCCGCGGGCGGGTCAGTCCCAGCAACCACCTGCAGCGCAGCCTGCCCGGCATGGGCGAAGACGACGCGCCCCGGGGATTCGGGGCACTGTGATCGGAGCATGAAGGACTACGCCGACATCGCTGAGCAGTACGTCGACGACGTGCTGAGCGGCCGCATTCCGTCGTGCAAATGGGTGCGGCTGGCCTGCGAGCGCCATCAGCGCGACCTGGCCCGCGCGGCGGCGGCTGACGCAGCGTTCCCGTTCGTCTTCAACCCTGAGCTGATGGACGCCGTCACGGGCCGGAGCTACCGGCCCGTGAACCGCGTCTGCGGCTTCGCAGAGCTGATGCCGCACGTCAAGGGCGACTGGGCTGCGCGCGGTGAGACCATCCGCCTGGCCGGCTGGCAGGTCTTCGCCCTGGCCAGCATCTACGGCTGGGTGCACCGCGAGACCGGCAAGCGCCGCTTCAGGAAGGCGGACCTGTTCATCCCGCGCAAGAACGCCAAGAGCACCCTGGCCAGCGTCATCGGGCTGTACGGCTTGACGCTGGACCGGGAGTTTGGCGCCGAGGTCTACAGCGGCGCCACCAGTCGCGACCAGGCGCATGAGATCTTCCGCCCGGCGCGCCTGATGTCTCTGGCGAACGAAGCCTTCCGTCGCGAGTACGGCGTGATCCCGAACGTCAGCAACCTGGCGGTGGTGGACACCAACAGCAAGTTCGAGCCCGTCATCGGCAAGCCCGGCGACGGCGCCAGCCCCAGCCTGGCGCTGGTGGACGAGTACCACGAGCATGCGACCGCCGAGCTCTACGACACGATGTGGACCGGCATGGGCGCGCGCAGTCAGCCCCTGCTGGTCGTGATCACCACCGCGGGCGACAACGTGGGCGGCCCATGCTTTGCGCATCAGGGCGAGCTGCAAAAGCTGCTCGAGCAGGTCATCGGCGACGAGCGGCGCTGGGGGATCATCTACACGGTCGACGCCGACGACGACTGGACGGACCCGGCTGTCCTGTGGAAGGCCAACCCCAACCTGGGCGTGTCCATCGACCCCGAGAAGCTGGTCGGCGACCAGGCTGAAGCCATCCGCGATCCGCGCAAGCAGGCGGTCTTCAAGACCAAGCACCTGAACCTGTGGGTCAACGCCGCCAGCCCGTGGGTGAACCTTGAGAGCCTGCAGCGTGCCGGCGACCCGACGCTGCGCGCCGAAGACTTCCGCGGCGAGCACTGCTGGCTCGGCCTGGACCTTGCGAGCAAGACCGACATCGCCAGTCGGGCCAAGCTGTTCCGTCGGTTGGTCGACAACGACTGGCACTACTACCTGTTCACCCGTCACTGGCTGCCCCAGGCCGCCATCGCGCGCCCGGAGAACGAGCACTACCGTGCCTGGGTCGCCAGCGGCCACCTGGTGCAGACGCCGGGCAACATGATCAACCTGCGCGGCATCCAGGAGGACGTGGAGGCCGAGTCCGAGCTGCACATCGTCGACGAGATCGCAATGGACGCCTGGGGCAGCCGCGAGATCCAGCCCAACCTTCAGGAGGGTGGGTTCACGGTGGTGGACGTGCCCATGCAGACGCGACACCTCAGCGAGCCGATGAAGCTGATCGCCGCGCTGATCGACGCCGGCCGATTCCATCACGACGGCAACCCTGCCACGCTGTGGATGTTCTCCAACGTCGAGGTCCAGGAGGACCGGAACGAAAACATCTTCCCGCGCAAGGCATCTGCGGAGCGCAAGATCGACGCTGCCGTGGCTGCCATCGTGGGGATGAGCCGCGCAATGATCGGCGCAGCCGAGCAAGAGCGCTCGTTCTGGGAGGCCGCCGCTTGAACTGGCGAGGTCTCTGGCCGTTCGGTCGCAAGTCCAGCACGACGCTGGATCTGTTCCGCGAGATTTTCGGCTCCAAGACGAGCAAAAGCGGCCAGACCGTTGGATTGAAGGAGGCGATTCGCTGCGCCACCGCCTTCGCTTGCGCGCGAGTGATCGCGAACGGCGTCGCGCAGGTGCCGCTGAAGTTGTTCGCCGAGACCGAGGGCGGCCAGCGCACGCCGGCGCGGACCCATCCTCTTTACCGGGTGTTGCATCGTCGTCCGAACCCGTGGCAGACCTCGTTCGAGTTCCGCGAGACGCTGGGCTTGCACCTGACACTGGCTGGCCGGGCCTACTGC